TCGTCGTAGACAGCGACGTACCGAAACGGTCCGACAGATCCTCCCGAAGCGGTGATCACCAGGTCGGCCACGGTGAGCTTGTACACTCCACCGGTCTGAGTGCTGCTGCTGGTCGTCAGATTGCGAGTGCTCGCGTTGGTGTAACTGATCTCAGTCAGATCGGCCAAAACCGCATTGGTAGCTACAGGAGCGACGTTGGTCAGTGCGACCTTGAGTTGATCCGATGCAAGATTAATCTTGCCTTCGGCGACGTTTTTGGCGAACGATTGAAACTTGTTGGCAGCGGCCATTTACTGAGGTCCTCGCATCATGAACAGGTAGTAGTAGGGGGCGACTCCAGACGCAGAGCCGGTAAGATTTGCATCGGAGACGACAAGGATGTACTGGGCTCCGTCGGCGGAGATCTTGCGATTCGCCAGCAGCGACGCGGCAAAGTTGTCGAGTTGTAGTGCCCACGAGCCAGCATTGAGCTTGAGCGATCGAAGCAGCTCGGCATTGTTGCCAGCCAGGAAATAGACTGCTTGGTCCGCCGTAAGCTTTCGATTCGCGATCAGTCCAGCATCTGTGCCAGTTAGAGCGTAAGCCGCAGCTCCGCCGTCGAGCAGTCTCGCGCAGATCGTCGCAGCATCGTTTCCGGTTGCGGTGTAGGAGGCCGGATCTGCCGAGAGCAGGCGGCTTGCGGTAATGTTGGCCGCGTTGCCCGATAGCAAGTATTGAGCTTGATCAGCAGCAAGCAATCGACTCGCAAACAAGCCTGCTGCTTGACCAGTCAAACTGTAGTTGGCTGTCTCGCAAGCCAGCACCAAAGCGGCGATAGCCGCAGCGACACTGCGTCGTCTCGGTGGTTGCATGAGCATGCCACCGCCCCGGCCTTGCTCGTAGATGAACCGAACGTCGTTGGCGGTTAAGCCGGTGTTGAAAATAATTATGTCGTCGAGTTGCACCGGAGAATGAGACCCAAACGAGCCGAACCGGCCAAGATTTAACTCTCGCGAACTTAACGGGCTCAAGCCGTTCGCCCATGCCTGAGAGCCTACTAAAATTCCATTGACATAAAAAAATGCAACTCCATTTCCATAGCCCATGAGCAAGTGATTCCATGAGCCTCGAATATCGACTCCAGAGTTGATCGTCACGAAGGTTCCGATTAAGGCTAAATTAGCCTGCGCGTTTGTCGGGTTTCGGAAATCGATTCCGTTTGATCCGGAGCTAGCGATTGGTATCGACGCTATGTAATTAGTGCTCGCATTGCCAGTAACTCCTCTAGCCCACACGGAAAACGAAAGACTCCCGGAGAGGAGCGGAGTCGTGGCGACAACAAAATCATTTGACCCGTCGCAATCCACCGCTAATTTGTCAGGACTCGCAACATACGCATCATTGCCGTTGTTCGAAAAGTTAATCAGCGTGCCATGATTCCGGCCCATCGTGTCCGGCAATTGCAATCCGGTGTTGCCAGAAAACGAAGGACACCAACGACCGACCATTCGGTTAGCGAGACTTTCCCATTCCGGCCCGTAGTACGCCAGCATCAGGTGATCGTTTCTCCTTTGTCGACGACGGCCAGAAGCTGCACGACGTAAGGAATCGACGACTCATTGACGAAGCTAAATTCGTAGATGTCACCCCCAGGAATCCACACTTGACGCACATCAGCGAGGTTGGTTACCGAGTGGCCAGTAAGATTTAGAACGCGGTGGGTTCTCTGGGTTCTCCAGGCGGTCGTTGCACCAAAGGCGATCCTGTTCCATTGAGCTAGTGATGCATCGGAATTGAAAATACATACCGTGTCACCGACAGAAAAAGATGTCGTCGCAGAGAGAGAGATAACACGATCGGATGTCGACAGATTGGCGCTGAGCGATCCAAGCTGCGCTGCAGTCGTTGGGCCTTGTCCAACCATGTCGAACATAGAGACAGGAATGATGTCCGTGTTGTTGTCCGTGGGAGCAATGTGGAAGTACCCTGCTCGCACTGGAGTACCCGTGCTCGCGCGACCCATAAACCCGCGAATCCAAGCCCCTGGAGCTTCTCGCAAATCGAGAGTCTGCGACGCTGCCTGGACATTTCCCGTCGCAACAATTCGGGACGAAATGAGCGTGATAAAGTCGGGCGTGGTTTTCGTGACCAGGGATGGCATTACTTAGATTTCCTCGCTAGCTAGAAGCTCGATGTCTCGGCCTGTGATTGTGTCGGGCTGCTGGCCAGCGGCTAGCAGCGGAGCAGCTTGCTGAGGTGTGAGTCCCAGTCCATGCGGTTGCGGTACTGTCAAAGCAGCACGGATGCTCGGGTCGCCAAAGTCTGGCCGGGCATCCTCGGCGGCTTCGCGCGTCATAAACGAGACCATGAGCCCGATGATCGGATTGACGTAAGCGACCGTTTGCAGCGCGGCAATGACTTCTCCGCCCATCGGCAGGTTGTCGCGATAGACAGCGATGATGCCCATAAAGGACAACGGCAGCGATCGCGGGACTCGCGGCGCGATCTCGCAGCACCGAATTGCGCAGTCTCCGTACCGGCCCTCGGCCAGAGCTGCGGCAGCTTGCTGGTCGGCGGCAATCAATTGGCGAAGGGTCGGTTGGTCAATTTGCATCGGTTTTTGGTAGCGTCACATAGTGGACCGGGAGCCCGTCTCGCAAATTGTGCAGCCCGGCGCGGCTGATGCTCGGCGGTGGGCTGTCGGTGCGGTACGGGTGAAAATCAGTGCGTCTGTAGGGGCGAGCTCGCTTCGGGCTGTGGATGTTTGCTAGCAGGGTCATCAGGTCACTGGTGCGATCCCAGCGGTCTTTGTTGATCTCGTCGGACATCCACATCAGCTCTCGCAGTGTGTAGGGCCCTGGCTCGATCCCGATTCTTGCTGCTAGTCGGAGGATGGTTGGCCAGTACTCGGCGCGCTCTTCTGCATCGCTTTTTCGATCATCTGATCCAGACTCGTCAGTTGCTCCTGGATCCCCATCTCCAGCAGCCCCTTGTCCATCGCGTTGGTGATCCGTAGGGCCGTCTGATTCTGGAGTGCCTTTCCTGCCTCGAGGATTCGCCGAGCGGTGGCCCGGCGATTGGACTCCGGGAGGAATTCCACCAGTGCCTCCTCGAATGCGGTGACAGCCTGGCCGAGAGCATCACCAGCGAGTGAACGTCCGAAGGACTCCGGAGTGACTCCGTGCTTTTCTGCGACGGGTCGGCAGATCTCATAGATCACATCGATCGTCAGGACGATGTCGGAAGTGAGCCGTTCGATCGTTTCGGTAGAGGCCAGGGCGGTGGCAAGGTCGATCGAGTATGCGGAGCGGACACGCCGGATTGCGTCGATGTCGATGCGAAGATTCCAGGTCCTGGCTTCGCAATCCATAAACTGTGGCATGGTCGAGTTGCCTTTGTTGGGATTGAGTTGAGGTTTTATCGGACAAAACGGATCGCTCGGATGGTGCTCCGGACAATCGTGAATTGGGTGACGTTGTAATCGTCGTGCTTAAATCGCTTGGCTGGATCCGAGTAGACCCAGGAAGCGACCACGATGTGATGTTTATCCTGGGAAATCACACGGCCGTAGACAGTGAATTCCAAGGGCCCTTGCGACGATTCCCCATGGTCGAGGAAATCGATCGCGACTTCGTTGCCTCTGCGGACTTTCGGAAGTGGCATGGCCGACTCCGCTATGGTGGAAACGATCGGTGATTCAAACGGACTAAGCCGACGGTGCGACAATCAACCAGGCTGGATCGATTAGCGCGGCTGGCGAACCGATCTTGATTCGGGACAGTGCGACAACAATGTTGACCACCATGCCGTCTTCGAGGGGCTGGTCGATTGGGAATTCCATGATCTCCCCAGGCATGGTCAGTCCTTGCGCACCAGACGGACCAGGGGTCGCGATGGTGTTGTCCAATACGGCCCAGTGCCAAATCGTGTTGTTCAAAAACGCTTGACGCATCGCGGTGAAAACTGCGTCGTCTGGGTCGCCGTTGTATTGGTAACCAAAACTGATTTCGGCGGTTTTGAGTCCGGAGATCTGGGCTTTCCACTGGCTCGCTCGACTGGAAATGTCGATGCGGGTCTTGTTAAGCGTGACATTGAGGTCTTTGACTTCGGTCACAAGCGTCGGAGCCGTGGCATTGAAGACAGCCGCTGGAGTGACCTGGTAGTACAGCTTGCACTCGATGCCTGCGCGTGGTCCCTTGTTCGGCATGATTCTCTCTTTCGGTTAGGATCGGTTCTTGAAGTACGCGGTGATCACGCTGCGAAAAGCACCGTGTTGCTCCAGTGCCTGGACGTCGTACAGGCTGACTTCGGACCTCGACCACACTCCCCCGTCGATCGTGGCCGTGGCCAGTGCTTCGTCGAGCTCGTGAGTCAGGTCCAACAGTTGTGCGAATCGCTCGGAGTCTTTGGCCGCTGTCTGGATGACGGCAACTTGGACTCCGAACTCAAACTCCCGGGATGAACGGGAAATCTTGGTCGATGTGTTTTGCCTCGGTGCGACGACGATCCGGAGATCTTTTAGGTCTGCGACTTCGAACCGTGGCAAGTAATCGACTTTGAACGTATCGCCATCGATCGCGGAATTGGTTTCCGGATCGACGACTGCGGCGGCTGCGAGTGCTTCGACAACGTCTGCGAGTAGTTGACGAATCGGGCTCATTGCTGCTTCGTGTGGATCCGCATTAGGTTTTCGCCAGGGTCGGCAAATCGCCAGACTGGCTGGCCAGTCATCGAGCGAACGATGTAGGTCTTGCCAGCGTCGGTGATTCGGTCCCCGTCTTCTGGGTCGTCATCGAACGGCCATTCGGTCTTGGCTATCAAGTAGTCTCGACTGACGGTCCGATGGATGAGCCCTTCGGTGTCTGAGGCTTCGAAGGGAGTCGATCCCCGCGTGGCCTTGATTGGTTTCTGGATCTTGCGTTTGATGTACAGGACATCCACCGCAGTGTGTTTGGTCATCGATTGAGCAAGGTGAGCGGTCCCAGTCTCAAGCATCCCCATGGGCTATCTATTCCTTTGGGGCCTTGGGTGGCTTGGGTGGAACCAACACGAACACTTTGACCGATTTCTGGGCGGCTGCGTCTTTGAGTTTCTGAACTGCCTCTTTGCCCATTGCCTTGAGGAATTCCTTGGCCCACTTCACGCTTGCCTTCCCAGGTTTCAAAGCGAGAGTGAACCCGCTTCGAGTGATTTTCGTTTTGCCGGACTTGCGAAGCTCGGCTTCGAGTTGTTCCTCGATCTGGCCTTGCCGATCTTTGATGGTTGTGAGTTCTCGCTGCATGGCGGATCGCCTTGCTTCGAGATCGGACCATTCTTTGAGATCGGCTTCTTTGATGGCCATGGTGGTTGGTTAGACTGCGGCTCGGTTCAGGTCGACATCAACCGTCAATGCTCCGTCCGCACCAGCGGCAGCGGTGCGACCTAGCAGGATGTTGCCCGAATCAGCAGCGCCCGACGCCTTTGCGGTGACGAGCTGCGTTGCAGTGGCGATCTGGACTCGGGCTCCAGCAGCGAGCACGGTGCCCGATGCCTTGTCGCAAGTCACGATTCCAACGACGCGAGCGTTGCCAACCTTGCCGGACTTTACGCCGGCTAGGCCTTCGACGATCCCGGCCAGGCCGTCAGCGGTCTGGACGATGGCTCCGTTGACAGTGTCAGCACTGGCGGTGAATCGGCGAAAGTCGGTTTCTTGCTTGAAAGTTGCCATGGTTTCTTTGTTGTGTAGTGAGAAGTGCGGTTACTGAGGACTTAGCTCTGGGAGCGACTTGCTCGTCGAGCGGGTTTGGTCGGCTTGGGTGGCGCTTCGACCACGACAGGCTGCTCGGCTGGTTGCTCCGATGGCTGCTCGTCTTGTGGTTCGTCCGATTCATCGGATTCGTTTGATTCGTCTTGGTCCGGATCTTCGCTGGGAGGATCAGACTCGACAGGCTCTTGGGATGCCTTGGAAGGCTTGGACGATTTGACCTCTACGCCCCAGCCTCGCTGGATGATGCAGTTGGCACTGATGGCAGTACCGTTGGTTTCGATCTCGCCTTCGAGCGTCTTGCCGTCAAAAACTACAGGCTGGAAAAGTCGGATTTTCATGGGTTTGGTCGAGAGTTGAGGGGGAGGTAAACAACGGCAGAGCCGAAACTCTGCCGAAAGGAATCGATGACTAGCCCATGGTCGGGCCACTAAGACTAGGCCTGGAAGCGTTGCATCGCTCGGTAGTCGAGCGCGTTGGCTCCGATGTAATGCTTGACGTCGATGACTACGCCAAACTCACCGCCGACGAGAGTATCGGTGCGAACCACAGGAACTCGGCCAGCACCTTGGAGGTAGTTGACCTCGATGGTACGTCCATACTTGGAAACACCGTAGTACATGGTGTCCGAACCTGCGATCGCTTGCTCGGTGACTGGGTGAACCAATCCATTCGAGAATCGAGCGTCGGTGACAGGAGTGATGCCATGCCTCTTGATCGGGTTGATGTCACCGGACCCGCTGTCGTTCGACAGGTTGGCCGAGTAACAGAGCTGCACCGCCAAGTCCATCAAATCAGGTGGCACAATCAGGTGCGTCAATTTGAGGTTAAGCGTCGCGTCGCCGTCTTTGACTTTCAGCAAACGTGCGATCATTTCACTCAGGGTTGCGCGAGCCAAGGCCTTGCCCGTCGCACTGTTGCCGTCGGTCGTGTTGAACAAAGCGCGAGCGGTTTGCTTCAAGGTCGGATTGCTCATCAGCAAGGCGGCGACCAAGTCAGGACGCAGACGCCCGGCGGCTTGACCGAAGTCTTTCGGGGTGTCCTTGAGCTTCGAGAAGTTGTCGCCAAGCATGTCGGCCTCGTCGATCTTCAATTGCTCGGAAAATCGTCCGACCTGAGCTGTCTCCGAAAGAACACGGCGACTTGCATGCTGAGCCTTGCCACCGACTGGGTGATGCTTAAGATTCCCAATGGCTTGCATCCGGTTGTTGTTGTGCTCTTCCAAGTCTGGTTTTTCGTCTTCACTGCAAATCCCCTGCGAAAAGTCTTCAACTTCGGCGTAGGATTCCAGCATTTTCGCACCGAGGGTCGCACCGAACAAAGCAGCGACAGTGCCCGAGGAAAAAGAGGCGTGAAGCATGTCGACGCGGTTAGATGGAACATCGATTCCGCGAGCTTGAAGACCTAGACCACAGTACTCCATGAGGGTCAAGTCGCGGTACTGGTAGGCAGCTTCCATCGTTTGCTGGCGAATGGAGTCGTTGATGCCAGCCTTGAGGAACCCTGGAAGCTTGGCTTTAACGTCGCGATTTTCGAGCGTTGCTGAATCGAGCTTCATTTCAGCTCGCAACATGATGCCACCTTGGAGTGCTCCTAGGTCGATCGAGCTGCGGCTTGCTCGAGAGTGGATCGCGGGGCCTCGTGGGCGAGAGTCGCGGGTGGCTTCCAGGTCTTGGTGGCGTCGAGCAAGCAGCTCGGTCTGATCGCCGGTAAGGCCGTTCTCAATGGCGTGGGCCGCCAGATCGACGTTCCGGCCACCGACCATGACGGTCGGATTGCCGAACTTGGCACAGAGCGAAGTGACTTCGCCGACCCGCTTGGTTTCAGCGGCCATCTGCGATCGGTAGGCGGTCAGATCCAAGGTGCTACCAGCGGTCAGATCGGGCGAGGCGGAAGAAGCAGCAGCGGTCGCAGGCTTGGTCATGTTTGGATCCATGGGTTTGTTGGGGTCGGCGGCAGAAGCGTCAGGAGGTTGCGAACCCGCACCAGCGTCCGTGCTGGCAGGGTCCGCAGAGGATTCGATGCTCTCGGCGTAGGAGACTTGCAGGGCGGCTTTGGCCTCGGGCGAAAGAGTCGCAGGATTGAGTCCAAGAGAGGTGCAATAGTCTTCAAAGGTTTTCATGTTTGATGTGGCCGAAGCGGCAATAGAGACAGAGGATTCTGGGTCGCCTGGAATCGTTACCAGGGAGACCTCTTTGAGCTGCGATCGCTTGACGACGAGCACAGGTCCCTCGAAAGTGCGTCCATTGCACTGGAGGTTCTGGCCCTGCGGAATCGTCGAGTAAGTGAGGATCTTCACGCCGACCGAGGGTCGCCAAGGAAATCCGTTTCTCGCTCCCGAGACAATCTCCTGCTGATCGACCGAGGGGACCGAGAACACTCCGGTGACGGAGAGCTTGGTTCCATCGTTGGCCACAGCAGTCAGATGGCCGACAGGCCTGGATTCGTCGTGGTCTCGATGCACTGGTCCGACCGGTGCGTCGAGGCCTGCTAGGTCAATCACCACCGGACCATTCCACTGGATTGCAAGCTTGGGATGCATCACACCCCCGGTATAGGCGATCCCACTAAAACTGGGCAGCGCGTCGGGAGTGTTAGGGTCTGCGGCTTGCAATGCGATGGAGTCGCCACTGGTACGCAGTTCCAAGTTGCTCTTGGACGATGCGACAATGACGTTGGCGTCTTGTCGCTTGCGTTTCGTGGTTGCCCGGATCGATTTGCTCATGGGGACGAGACTACCACTAGCCCCCGAAAAACCGTCCAACAAGAGTTACAAATCAGCCTTTGCCCAGTCCGAGTCCGGAATGATCGCATAAGACGTCATCGCGACTTTTTCCGAGTTGCCGATCCACTTCGCAGCGGTCGCCAGTCCGAAGGCGGTGATCAGTTCCGTCTCTCGAGTGGCTCGCATCGAATGCCACGGCACCGGCCATGGATCGATTCCTGCCTTGCGGACAACCTCGAGGAATCGCTGTGTGATTCCCGAGTGCGAGAGGCTTGCGATCGTCGGCAGCAGCTCGACGCCTGGTGCGGGGAGCTCGGCAGCAATCTCACGGAAAAGCGGGATCTCTCGGACCACCCCTCGCTTGGTGTCTGTGATCTTGATCCGTTTTAGGGCCCGGTCGATCGATGCTTGCGTGAAGTCGCGAATTTCGCTGGAAATTCGCAGGCCTCCGAATCGAGACAGCACAATCACCAGCCGCAGCTCGGGATCTTCGCAGGCCTGGAGGACTCGCTCGATGGTCTCCACCGAAACGAATCGCTTCTCACGCACCCCGACCGTGGTCTTGAGTCGCTTGGCCGGATTGGCAACGATCCATCGATTATCCTCGCACCAGTGGAAGAAGGCTTTCCAATCCTTGGCGATCTTTCCCCGGGTGGACGCACCTTGCTCGAGCGCATCATAGACGGTGACGATTTCCTCGGGAGACACGCCATCGATGCGCCGATCACCGCAGGCATCAGACAGCCAGGCCAGGGAGCGACCGACCGATTCGGCGGTCGATGTGGCAAGCAGATCTCGCTTCGAGTTGAGATACTCGTCGATCGCAGTCCGGACAGTGCGGATGGAGCCGGTGATGCCAGTGAGCTTCGACTTGATTTTCGGATCGAGCCTATCGAGCCAAAGGGCTGTTTGCCTTGGGATCGGTAGGTCTGCGGTCTGGGCGGCGATGATCTCGTCGACATGTCGCTGAATCGCGATCGCTTCGGGCTCGGTGATGCGTCCGAGCCAGATCGAGCGACGTCCGGCAGCGGTGTAGACTCGGAGGCGATAGCCTTGCCGAGTCTTTGCCTCGTGCGTCAGCGAGCTCACGCTGGTTGCTCTTCGTACTCGGACACAAGATTGTTGATCGTGCTTTCCTTGAGTCCAAGCGACCCCAGGAACACTCTCGCTCGAGACGTCGTCCAGATTCCTTCCTCGATCTTACCGAGGGTGTCCTCGATCGCTCGCCAGTTGCGGGTGAGTTGCAAACGTGACATGTTCGCAAATTCCCCGGTAGGAGCGGGTTGGCTGGCGTCTGGCTCGGCAGCGCCTGTACCTTGGGCCGCAGCTCCGGGCGCACCGGAAGCACTCGGAGCACCAGGTGCAGCGCCTGCAGGAGCGGGTGGCAGGTCAGGATTCACCCAGCCTTCCTCGATAAGCTGCT